ATAATCTCCTGAAAAGTCTCTTCCTCCTCATTGCTGTGATCCCGTTGCTGTGGCCACACTTGTTGTGGGACAGTTATCACGTCATCATGGCCCATGTTATTACCCCTTACCAGGTGTATCAACTTGCATTGGATGCAATTGGGCCTATTCAAGATGGAGTTACTAACGCCACGGTTGTAGCCATCACTTTCACTAATGCAACATTGGTTGCTTTGGAGGATTTGGTGACTTACGAGCGTGAAAGGAGTTTTCTCCACTTTCGACTGATTCTAGTGGCCTTTGCCTGCCTTTTGGCAGTGCTTTATGCGGTTCAGGCCTACATTGCTCGTAAGGAGCGTGTGTTTCAGAAGAATGTTGAAGCGGTGACTTGTGACAGGCTCGAATGCCAGCCTATAGACACACTCCAAGATGGAGTTGTTTATACTCGCCTAGAGTCTGACGGCGTCACATACAGGGTTCCCGTCCAGTTGGAATCAATCAACTGGCAGGGCAGTGTTAGTGGCCATACAGCGTCGAGCAAACAAGAATGTCTCGTCCCTGGATGCCGCTTGATGAAGATCGACCACCTCCCTGTAGGTGCGGTGGAGATCTACACAGACACTGGTATGCAAATTGGATCAGGCATTAGGCTGTCGATTGATACGCGGACGTATTTTGTCACGGCTTATCATGTGCTTGAAGCCATGCGCATACAACCGGAACTGCGTATGCAAGGTAACGCATCATCGACGCCTTTTTCCAGAACCTGGCCATTGGTTTATGGTTCTAGGTCTCTGGACTTGGCAGTCGTTGCTGTGCCCGAGCATACGTGGGCGGCTATTGGCGTTAAGGCTTGCAAGCGCAAGCCAATGCTCAACAATGCAGCACTCACTGTGGTCTCGCGTGACTCAGGAGAGCTCAAAGCCGCCAAGGGCATGTATGTCCAACCTACAAAGAAACCTTTCGTTTTTAAATACAACGCATCCACGTTGGCTGGCTCATCGGGTGGTGGTGTCCGTGAGGGCGCTAGTAATTCCGTTGTGGCTATCCACTTGGGTCGTTCAAAGAACTCTAACTTCAATCGTGCTGTTTCACTGCACCTGCTTGACCCCATGTATTCCTCGTATAAGCAAGAGGCTTATGAGGACACTTCTCCCTCTTCGAGGAGCCGCGTTTACTATGTCAATCATAATAAACGGGCATGGCGTGAAATGCAGGGTGAAAATGCAGAGCACCAATGTGACAACAAATTTTGGAATCATGTTGAGGACCTGATCGTCTCCGCAGTTGTGGGAGACGAGGGTTCTGGTGGTGAGCACTTTAGTATCGGTGGACTCGCGCTTCGAGCGTGTGGACCCGAGTATGAGTTCAGCGGACGCCTTTTTGATCTGGGTAAACAGTCATGGGCTGATGTGATGGATGATGATACGCTTTCCGATTGTGGCTTCGAGCCTAAAACTCGACGCAAGTACGGCAAGTTTGAGTCCACTGCCTCCGTCAACGATCCCGATGTTAATACGGCTCTTCGATCTTTTGTAGAAGAGCCGCCTTTTCTGTCGGGCCCGTTGGTGGCGGGCCTAAAACCATCACAGACCCCGTTGGAGACACAGAGCCTTTGTCTTTCAGACGTTGGCCAAGAGATCGTCTCCCAGTGCTCGACAGCAACAGAAAGGCTGCGGAAAATTGGCACCGGCATCACACAGATTGGCAACCGAATGACGAATTCGGACGCCAAGCGCAAGAAGATGGTGATCTTGTTACGGCTTTTGACCTCTCAGGTCCTAGCGTTGGAAAACAAGGTGTGCGTGTTGGAATCTTCACCGCAAACGCGGGTAGACTCAAGTGCACGACCAGGTCCGCAAAAACAAAGACGAAAGACCGGACGGAAGCCCTCACCAAAATCCTTGGTCCCTCTGGAGGAGACCAAGAAGTGAGTCAACCTCGTGAGCCCTGGCAGGACTTTCTTAAGTCCCATGCCGAGGAATGGGCTTGGCCTCCCACCGGGCCTAAAGCAGAAGAGCAAGCGCTGATGTACAATGCTAATCGCATGACTAACGTACGCCGTGATCCACGTTTGGATCGAATGGCGCTTGCTCGGATGTTGAAGGAATACCCACGTGTATCAGGACTCGTGGAAGAGACTGCGTGTGACGATGTGTCAATTATGCGGTATTTGCTTAACGGCTTTATCGACGATGACATTCGCATGGAGTCTAAACCAGGTTTTCCCTGGGTCATGTTGGCAGCTGACAATCAGTCACTGTTCGCCATGTATAGGGAAGCAATAATCGACACAGCTGTGCAGCGTATTACGTTGCTCACACAAACCGACAATACACTACTCGCTAGTCTCAGTGCTTTCGAGTTGTTGCAAGGAGGGTTTTGTGATCCCGTGCGTGTGATGGTCAAGAATGAGCCACATACAAAAGAGAAGCTTAAGAAAGCACCCCGAATTATTTCGTGTGTGTCTATTGTCGATTCCCTGTTGATGGAAGATGTTGAGCGATGGCCTTGCTCTCCGTTTTCCACCGATTGCTCAGGCCATGACTGGACCGTTACGCAGGAGGAGCTCGATAATGAGGCGAAATTGCGTTGCGCTCTGCGTCTTGATGAGTGCCCGAAATTGGACAGGTTAACGTACAACTGTGCCACCATCCATGGAAGAACTCTCTACTGTACAAGCGACGGTAGGATTTTCAGCCAGGAGGTGCCAGGTGCCATTAAATCTGGAAGTTACATGACATCATCTGCTACCACACACATCCGTGTAATGAATGCATATGTTGTTGGGTCTTCCAAAGCTATGGCTATGGGCGATGACTGTGTTGAGGCTCCAGAAATGGGTCTCACTATGGAACAGCTCAAAGTTCGGTACCTTGAGAGGACTGGAAAGTTCCTCAGACATGTCTCAGCAGCAGATGACAAAGTCTTCTTCGAATTCTGCTCGCACAAGTATTTCAGGGATCCAGTCACTCGTGATGTTAAACTCATCATGGACACTTGGCCGAAAATGTTGTACAAGGCCATCTCACAATCAAAGGATGAGTCCGTACGACAGATGATAGCAGATACGATTCTGCTCTTCACTCGCAGTCAACCAGACGTGTGTGAAGCACTTACCAGTTTCTTTAATGAGACTGGTTGGGCAATCGTCGACTAAATCAACACGCTCCGGGCGTTAACCGGTAGCCCACTTAATTGTGGAGGAGCCGCCTAAAGGCGGAGGAAGGTGATTGCAGCGCAGGAGGAGCGCGCAAAGAAGAGGAAAAG